TCTCCTATATTGTATTTAGTTCCAGGACATAAAGTCTTCTTCTTGGTCGCCCTTTAGAATCTCTTCCCAAGTAGGACCACCGGGGTAAAGAGGACTGTGAGGCATATAATCAGTCCCAGGATTGTTTGCACGGGATAAACGCTGATCAGAGTTAACATACTCTGATATGCCAATGGTATGATGTTGAATGGGGAAAAGGTGGTGTATGCCATATCTAATTGAATCTCCTAAGCCGTCTATGTGGGCGTATTTTTGTTCTGTGTATTTTACTAATTTCTTGCGTGTACCATCTTCAAAGTGGTAAGTCTGTAATGCTTCTAATAATTTCTTATCATTAGGGTCAACGATTAGTCCACCTCTGTTGATGAATCCATTGCTCGTATTATCTGTGTCAGTGATAAGGGGGTTTGATTTCCTACTGTTGACGATTGTAAATCCATACTTCTCAAGTAACACTCTATCAGTGATACCAAAGGGCGAAGTTGTATCTCTATTCGCTTGAGTTCCTGACATATCAATGACTGCGTTAATTCGTCTTCTGGGGAAGTCTTGTCTGATAGCCTGCGCAAGTCCTTCAGTCCCGCAGTCAGGTATTGCATAAGATTTAAGTATCTCAATAGTTCCGTTTGGTTGTCCTGCATTTGTCACCTGTGCTACTGTTGCACACATAACACGCTTGTTGAAGTCGTGGAATGTATACAAGTCTTGTTGTTTGTCTACTATTTCCCTACAATACTTATGTTTGTCCCAAGTGTAGAAGAACTGGTCTGCTACGCTTTCCCATTGACACATATAGTCTTGATTAAACTTGAGGGGACTTAGTATTCGCTTTTGTTCATCAATGAAGTCACGGTTACCGCTGCGCATTTCTTCATAGTTCAAGTGTCTAACAATATATTTCTGAGGCATTTCAAGTGCCATCTTAAACAAGTCATAGAGAGGCCCGGCACCGTTAGGCGTACTGATGACAATCAATCTACCTTGTGTGTCAGGCTGACCCACTTTAGGTCTAAGTCTGTTTGTAATTTCTTGCAATGTCTCAGATGTATACAGTGCTGCTTCGTCTGCTACCCACACACCAACGTTAAGACCGCGTAAGTTCTCTCTTTGTTCTGCTGATTTACAACGAATGAACACGCCACCTGGGAACTTGATTGTTAGTTCACTATTGTTAATGTCTTTACCATCTACTAAGCCAAAGTATTCTATGCACGATTTCTTTAACGGTTCCCATATCAATGACTTAATCATTGACCCAGTAGGAGCACTATAGATAATGTCTTTACCCTTGTGATACTTTTCATTACTCGCAAAGATAGGCAGTGCAATAGCAGCAAGAAATGTCTTACCACTACCAACAGGCACAATGTCTATGCAATGCTTATCGGTCGTTAGCCAGTCTTGAAATATAGTTGACTGCTGACCAAATAAAGGTATCTCTATCTTGTTACTCATTACTTGCTTATTGTTGTAATCTTTACTGGCACTTTACTGTTTTCCCATTCAGGAAGTTCTTTAGTTGGGAAACTAAAGTTGTTTGTCATTGCCTTACCCAATGTAGTATGGTCAATCTCGTGCTTATCTGCAACAACCTTAGATAGAATCATCTTCTCATAGTTCTGTCTTGCTGGCATATCAGCAGCCATAATAGTTAACAAGTAACCTTCTGCTACAAGTTCTTCAAAGGGTTTGCCACAAGTTAGTTCAATCTGGTCTAACAGTTTTGCTGCACTTAACTTGCTTGTAGAACCTTTTGGTCTACCACTGCCTGGCTTTCTGCCGCCGCGCTTTGGGGCTGGCTTTGTTTCTTCTGTCATAATAAACTTCCTATGTAAATGCCAAGCAATGTACCAATCATCAGTTCAGGCAATAAGAATCTAACAGTATACAAGTTAGGCATTGTCTATCGCCTTCTCAAATACTGCATTCAAATGAAAGTGTAGTGAATTAGTTGGGGTGTAACTTTTTAGTGCGTCACGCAAGTTGATTAATTCATTCTTGCTCAATCCATACATTGCATCATAGATAATATGGAAACTTGTTTGACAACATAAGTGTCTTGCAAGTTCTTCAATGTCTTTAGTAACACCTTCAGTTATAATATCGGTCTGCTGTTCAGGCTTAGTCTGTTCTACGATATGTTCTTCAATGTGTTGTGCTAGTTCTTCATCACAGCAAGGTTCACCGTCTATGCAATTACCGCAGCAATCTTCTTCTTTAATCATTAATTAATCCTTCTTGGCGTAGTATCTTAGTAGCCCAGGTAAGTCCAGCGTTGCCGCCCCACATAAGATATGCTTGTGTGCCTGGAGTAGGGCTACCTGGTTGATAGTATACTTCGGCTCTCTTTAAGAAACTATAGGTTCTCTTGACTGTATCTAATGTTACATTCTCACGCTTGATGAACTGATTCGCTCTTGCAAACCCTACACTTGTGCCACCTTTATTGCTGGGTGTTGCTTTGTCACGCATATTCATTCCTGCTTGTGCGTTGTCAGCCATTGCTTGTGTAGGTTTGTAACTCATTAGATGTACACCTTCTCGTAATCGTCTTCTAAGTCTTCTGGGTCAAGCCCATCATAATAGTCACCAGTCGTTTTGCACTTGTACTTTAACTTACCAAACGATGTTAGCCACTTCTGGTTCTTTGCATTCCACGCTTTACAAATGTCAAGGAAACGTTCACTGCCTAACATCAATTGTAACTGTGTCTTACAATCTGATACTGATGGGTTACTGTCACCGATACTGTGTTCAAGAATGTACATATGGTCAATGCACTTATCAACTTCAATCTCAGTCATATAAGGTGATAACTCAGTTACCATCTTATTAAAGTTAGCAATGTGACTAACACTCATAGGGCGATCAATAAGACCTCTTAGTTTCTTATCAGTGTTTTGTGACATTTTTGAAACCTTCCCCTATTGGACTGTAACTATCGCTTGTGTTAAGTGGCACTGTACCCTTAAGTTCTGCGGCTTTGTCCCTTAACATTTGTTCAGTAACGAATGCACCTAGGAACTCATACACAGTTGTAAGTCCCAACATCTTTAAGTCAAAGATACGCTGGTTCTCGTCGCTTAAATCACTGATATCCATCGTGTGCATCTGTGCAACACTTGCAGCAATGTCTTTCATTAGTGGCTGAATACTTACATATAAGAAGCCATCGCCACCTTTCATTAGTTTATAGGTATAATCAATACCCTCGTTCACTTGTTCAGTCATATTAGTCCTTATCTACGCTTACGCTTCATATCGTATTCAATGTCTCTAGTAACTGTGCGTCCAGCACGTTCTGCTTTTGCATCACGCATTCTTGCTGGCTCACGTGTGCCACTACGCTTGTCATCATATTCAATATCTCTTGCAACTTGACGACCAGCACGTTCTGCTTTGTTATCTTCGCTGCTACGATAGCCACTTGCATACATTGCACGACCCTGCTTTTCAGCCTCGTCACGGGTCTTGTACATCTTACCGCTATCACCGTAACGATACATTGTCATTCCACCTTTAGTAATCTTTTGTACTGGCATTGTTATCTTCCTTTTACTTTAACACAACGGTCTTTGCCGTCTTTAGTTCCTGCATAACGATAGCCTTCCCAACAGGCTTTCCCATCAGCGCCCTTTTTCTTCATTGATGTAGTATTGGATTCGGCTTCTTCTTTGGTCTTGTAGAGTTTGCCGTCATTGCCTCTACGAAAAAATGATTGGTCACCTTTAGTTACACGTTGAATAAGCATATCTTCTCCTGACTTAATTCTCTTTATTGTATTTATTCTTTCGCAATCTTCTTCGTGTTTGGTCCAATAGCGTTCTTGTTTGAATACTCGTTCGCAAAACTTACACGCATAACTTATAATTATCCACTCATTATTCTTGTACTTGTACACTTCTGCCATTAATCATCTTTTTTATAGTTGGCCAGTATAGTTGCTGATATCTTCCAAGAAGGATAACCTAACTCTTGCATTAATGCTTTCATTAGTTTTTCGTGGCGTTTGACTTGTTCCTTATGTGTTTTGATTTGCTTCTTCTGCAAGTCTACGGTCTTTTGTAATATCTTAATATTTATCCGTTCAATTGTTTCAGTAATCTTCATTAGTTATCCTCCATCGTACACTTGAATGAGTCAGTGTAATGCAATATGTAAGTTGCTTTAGCAATAGGGTTGTGTGCGATGTTCTCTGGTACATCACTGTTATCCCAATCTTCAAGGCTCATATGGTACATAATCATATCATCTGTTTCTACATAGATGGTATCGTCTTCGCCGTCGTGGAAGGTAACTACTTTCATTATGCTTGCCTCATTCTCTGTAACATTGCTACTGCTTCTTTGTACTTGTCCTGGCGTTTCTTCTGCCAAGATAGTTTCATATTCTGCTTATGTTCTTCAGACTTAGGAACGCCCAACTTAGCCTGTCGCATTTTCTCTTTTTGTTCTTCTGATTTGGGTACGCCAACACAGGCATTACGCACTGCTGTTGTAACGTTCTTATAATGTTCTTCTGTTAACTTACCAGTACCACGCTCCCACATACTGTAGCCATCTTCTACTAATGGTGTAGGTGTTTCGTCTATCTTAAACTTCTTAATCTGTTTGTAGCCGCTGTCATCATAACGATGCCAACGACTCCACAGTCCTTTATACTTTGCTGTCATATTCTTTAGCCTTAATGAATCTTCCTAAAGCAATGTTATAGTTATCTGTGCGGTCTAGCATTTCAGGTAGCCCAGCAATCTTACCGTGATGTGCAGGCAATGCGATGCAATTGATTACGCCTCCACCACCGAATACATTCTGAGTATTGTTCTTGAAGTTATTTGGATTGTAGTTAGCAGCAGGGAAGTAATAGATACGATACCCAAATGCTGTTAGTGTATCATAGATTACATCAAAGCCAGTGCCGTGCATTGACTCATAGAATATCACTGGGCGATGTTTGCTGATTGTGTTGTAAGCGCCCTGAAAGACTTTTAGTTCGTGTCCCTCAACATCAATCTTAATAAGATCGGGAGGAGGGAGATCCATATCATCAATACGAACTGTCTTGCAAGGTTGACCAGTCTCGCTCATCATACATTCACCATAGTTACCAGGAGTACTAGTATCATAATCACTGATGAATGCTTCGCCCACTACATTGCTACAGGCACAGTGATACAGTTTGACATTACTCAAATGCTGTGTGTTTTTCTCTAATAGCAGGTAGTTACGGTCATTCGGTTCAAAACTGTGTACTTCCTTTGCCATTGAGGCGAAAGCAACAGTGTGGTATCCTATATTGCCACCAATGTCATAGACAACTGTATTGGCGTTAATGTAATTCTTGAGTAAGTCAACTTCTACTTGAGTGTATTCGCCATACATCTTAATGCTGGCTCCAATGATATAATCATTCTCGTAGAAATGGAACATGCTGGTGTAGCGTGTGGGTGCGTGAGTAATCATTGTGGCGTAGTCTTTACTGGGCTAGCAATCCAAACGTTATCGTCACGCTGTGGCAAACGCTTTGGCAAAATGATGTTTACTGGAGTAACCTCAGTGTTTATTGGCAAAGCATTGGGGTCAATTGGAATATCGGTCATTTGTTTTTGTATTGTCATTGTCTTGTCCTTAATACTATTTATAACTATGTTAGTAAAAGAATAAATAGTATATGTAGGGCAAGCGATTAAACTGTCG